CCGGATTAGCCGCATCAAATGCCGTTGCCATTTGTGTATTTAATCGCACAAATTCTGCAAGCTGTTCTTTTGGCACATCCATTCTTGCCGCACTTTCAATCATGTTGGCAATTTGTACTGTGGTGAGTGGTAATTCTTTTGATAAATCTTGAATTTTTAATTTCCATTGCTCAAATTCAGGCGTTAAATTTCCCGCTTTATCTTTCAGCCCGTCCACTTGTCTGACAACGCCAAGCATGGCATCTTCAAAGCTCATAAAATCACGCACGGAACCAACCAAAGGTGCAGTGATGGTCGCGCCTGCGGCAAGTGCTTGCGCACCGACAATTTGTGCTTTGCTGTTAATGTCTTTGAGATTATCGACTTTCCCACGATAGCTATTATAAGCCGCCTGTTTGGCGTTTAATTTACTCAATGCAGCGGATTGATTGTTAATCTGCTGATTTGCCGCACTCATTTTGCTTTTCAATTCGCTTTGACGCTGTGCAAGTGTCTTTGATGATAATCCTGCAGCATTCAGTTCTTGGCGAGTTTGTTTTAATTTATTGGC